ATGTTTTGGCAAACTTGGAGAGGTATGTATTTTCAATCTTTAGAATATATGCTCCAACAGGGTGATGTCAAAACATTTAAACAAGATAATACGGTTGGTCATTCACTCGGTAGTGTTATTGATAATAATATCATTGCATGGCAAGTTAAACAAAATATGGATGCTATGAATCGTATTCATGCAGGTGTTATTAATCAACGTGTTACAACATATGATCCTCATACGCATAAATTTGTGTCACAGGATTTTAAACCACAACTTAGCGAACTTGTTAATCTTGGCTCTGGTTTAATTACAACACTTGCTACATTTGCTGCGTTATTTCCTAATGCAAATAGAACAGTCCATAGAGTTGTGAATCCTAATCAGGCTATTAATGTTGGTAAAAGTTTTGTTCCTGCTTCAATTCCGTATAAACAGTTGAATATGGCAGCAATGCAAGAACAGCTTATGCAAATGACTATTATCGGCGATCCTAATTTAGAGCCAGGAAAAACTATTACAGCAAATGTACCAAAGATATCAGGACAAACTGGTTCAACAGAACAAGAACCACAGATGAGTGGTCGTTGGTTAATTGCAAAAACACATCATGAAGTTCGTCGCCCTGATGTAAGACCACGACATGTCACTAATCTGGAATGTATAAAAGGTGCTTATGAGGAGAGTGTATAATGTCACAGAATAGTTCACTTGGTTCACACATGGAATTTTTTACTGCTGAGGTTCGTGATATTCAAGACCCCGATGGTGGTGCTGGTAAAGTAAAATTAATGGTTCATGGTCATCACAACGTAGGTCCAACGCCGATTGATGATAAAGATTTGCCGTGGGGTCATTGTGTAATGAATAATTCTCCATCATTAAATGGTATTGGCGAGTCGGTTAATTATCACCCAGGAAGTACTGTATGTGGTTTTTGGTTAGATCCACATACAAAACAAATACCTATTATACTTGGTTCATTACACCGTTCTGCTTTACCAGAATATAATTGAGGAATAAATGGGAATAGTATACGATCCTTTAGGTAATCCAATGTCAACACCTACTAGCTCTACTGCAGTACCTGCTCCACCAGATAAAACAGAAGGCGATGGTAATCCTTCAAGCAAAGATACATCTGATTATGGCGTTTGTACAACAGCTGATGGGACTGTAAATAAAGGTGGAGGAATTAACAATGATGATGGCGCGCCTAACCTACCATCCAATCGCGCTGACTTCTTATCAAAACTTGGTTTAAGTTATGGTACAAATGCTAACACTGGTCGACCATCTACTTCAAAAATAAAACCTGACGCAAGCTCGGTTGATAATGCTCAAACAAATAAAGCAAAACAAGGATTAGATCAGTCGCATCCTACAGCTGGTTCTCAAGATCCATCACAATCTATTCATGATGCTATCCTTGCTGCTGACCCTAGTGCAACTGCAGCTATCTTTCTAAAGAAAGCATTACAATCAATGGTAATGCTGAAGATGATGGATAAACTTACAAGTCCAGCAGGTATTTTATCAATGGCTTCTGGTGGTCTAGGAGGTGCCTTACAAGGACTTGCTGGTGGTGTTGGTCTTGGTAATATGATGGGTGCTCTTAATAGTGTTATGCCGGGCCTTGCTGTATCTGGTTTACTTTCAGGTTCTGCAACACAAGCACTTCACAATGGCATGATGGGTATGTTAAATAATGTTGCTGTTGGTGCATTAGCGGCATCAGAGATTGCTTCAGCAACAAATACATCATCAAATATTTCAAATGCAATGCAAGCAATAGCTGCAGGTTCTGCTGATGCTGTTGATGCAGTAGCTCAATTTGGTGGACCTGCATTTGGCTTACAGCCAGGATCTCTTGCTTCTAAAATTGCTCTTGTTGGGCCATCTGGTTATGTATCAACACAAAGTAATATAGGTGGAGTTCTTATTAACACAACTGTGCAAACCTCACCGATTCCACATCTTACCCAAAACATACCTGTTCTTAATGGTTTGGAACATGTTGCTATTGCAACAGCTGCCGTAAGTAATATCACTGGAACTTTAAGTGATGCTCTTGGTGTGAGTAGTTCTATTGGCAATGCTCTTGGTAGTATTAGTGATGTTACAGCAGGTGTTTCTAATTTGGCAGGTACATTTGGTAATATAGGTAGTTTTGGACCATCATCATTGGCTGGTGTTGTAAATGGTGGTATTGCAGGAATTGTTGATGGTGGATTGTCTAAGATCCTAGGATCTCCATTATCTGGTTTGCTCGGTAATGTAACATCATTGTTACCAAATATTTCGGGTACTATTCAATCAAATATATCTGCATTCCCTCAAACATCAATCAATGTTGGAAAAATGACATCGACAATGACAAATGCTACTAAAGCAATGGCTTTATCAAAAGCTGCACATAATATTGCTCAGAATATTTTTGGTAAAGCACGTGCAGAACATATAGCCGATGCTATAGGTGCTACCGCAAATCTTTCAGCTGCGGTCGGTGGTCCTATTTCAATGATAACAGCATTTGGTGATAGAATTACTTCATCACCTATTAATGCTCTTAAATCAATAGTAAATACCGGAACGCAAGTTGTTGTCGGTAATGAATTAAGGTTAGTATAATGGCAGCAAATAGCGCAAATTCAAGAACAAGAACACAACAGAAACCCCCAGGTCAGTTTCTGAGATATAATAGAGTTACGCCAACAAGTCAAGAAGTAACAGGCTGGGATATTGCTGGCGGTATTGTTCATTATGTTGCACGCATGGCTGCTGAAGGTTTTTCTGTAGAAGAACACTCACATGACGGACATAGTAGCCGTATTCAGCATGGCGATCATCACGAAGCTGTACAGGGTAGAACAGCTGATACAACTGGTCACCATGACGAAAGAACAAAAGGCGGTCATAGAAATCAGAACAGTGGTGAAAACCATGAATCTGGCGGTGACTCTACAAAAGCTGTAGATGGAAGTCATCAGCATGCCAGTTCTTCCTCTGCTAAAAACTACACTCAGGGTGATGGGCATCATCATATGCAGGGTGATCAAGCCTTTTCAGTAGAAGAAGGCGGTGTTCACTATAATGTATCTCAGGATTTTACTATTACTGCTAGTACCGGTAACATGTCGTATGCAACCAATGAGCTTTTCTTTAATGCTCAGGGTAGTGAAGCTCACATGGTTACTAACAAATACAGTCTTGAATCCGGCAGTGATATTCTTATCAAATCGCAGACTTCAATAACATTACAAGTTGGACAGAACTCAATAGTTATCACACCAAGTGGCATTACTATCAAATCACAACACAATATCACTATTGAAGGTAATGATAACACAATTAAATCTAAAACTGGTACACAAATTGAAGCTGGTTTCACCCCTCCTCTTCCTTGGGATGGGACATAAATAGAATAAAAAAGGTCAGCAAATGGCAATTACAAGAGCTCAGGCTATTACACAAACTCAGAAGAAGGTGGAAGTTTATTCAGACTTTACCAACAACTTTATTCGTCATCCAATTACAAATGAATTAGTAACAGTGAAGAATGAGGATGCTGTAAGACAGGCATTTAAGAATCTAATTCTTACCAATATTAATGAACGATTTTTTAATCCGTTCTTTGGATCAAATGTGAATACAGTTCTATTTGATAATTTTGGGCCATTTATGATTGAAGATATTGTAAAATACGTTAATATGTCTGCTAAGCAATTTGAGAATAGAGTTACTGTTCTTTCTGTTACGGTAACAGATCAATCTGATTCAAATGCTATAGCAATAAACGTTGTATTTTCTTTAATAAATAACCCTACGGTACCGCTACAATTAAACTTATTTGTTAAGAGAGTCAGATAATGGCCAACACATCGTTATCATTAACATCTTTAGATTTTGATACACTAAAGAGTAACTTTATTCAATATCTGACTAGTCAGTCTGTCCTTAAGGATTATGATTTTACTGGATCTAATATCAATGTTCTGTTAGATCTTCTTTCATATAATACGTATCTTAATTCATTCTACCTTAACATGGTTGTGTCCGAAATGTTTCTTGACTCGGCTCAGAAGCTCGACTCTGTCGTTTCTCATGCCAAAGAGTTAAACTATATTCCGCAATCAGCGAAATCACCTGCTGCAAATATTTCATTTACTGTAACAACAACTGGTATAAAATCTCCGCTCACTATTCCCAAAGGTACGACTTTCAATGGTCAGAATTCGAATGGACAATTTCAATTCGTAACAGCATTAAATCGCAACTTCACTTCAGCGAACAACGTATTTACTATCGATAATCTACAGATCTATGAAGGATCGTATTTCACCGACGCATTCGTTGTCGACTACACTCAGGAAACTCAGCGATTCATTCTCAGCAATCCTAACATAGACACAGACAGTCTTATTATAACCGTAATTGAAAGCGGAGTCAATAGCAATTTCACTCAAGCATCAACTTTATTTGGATTACAGTCTAATTCAGATGTTTATTTCTTACAGGCTGCTCAAAATGGTCAATATGAAATCGTATTCGGCGACGGGTTGCTCGGTCGTGTTCCAAACAATCTAGCAACTGTTGTTGCAAACTATCGTGTAACATTGGGTGATAAAGGTCAAGGGGTAAGCTCTTTCTTGATCACGCAAGATCTCGGCGCTATCAATGGTGGTGCAGCAACTCTATCGACAATAACAACTGTTGCTAATTCTGCTGGTGGTTCTCTTCCAGAAACAATAGATTCTATTCGTAAAAATGCACCAAGAAAATTCGGCTCACAACAAAGAGCTGTTTCTTCGGACGATTATTCTTCGCTTATCCTTGGTAAGTTCGGCGGTCAAATTTCTGACGTTAGCGTTTATGGTGGTGAGCTATTGAATCCAAAACAATATGGTCGCGTGGCTATTTGTTTAAAGCCAGCAGGTGCGACAGTTGCGCCTGATTATATCAAAGCTGAAATAACAAACTATCTCTCTCCATATATTTCTTTACCAGCACGTGCTATTATTACTGACCCAGATTATACCTACATTGGTGTTACTTCAACAGTTCAATACAATGTTACTGGAACAACCAAAGTCGCTGATGAAATTAAAGGTATCGTTCTAAGCGATATTGCTAACTACAGCACCGAAAACTTAGAACTGTTTAATGCTGACTTCCGTTATTCAAGATTTGCTGCGACAATTGATAACTCCGACCCATCAATCACAAGCAATGACACAGAGATTCGAATCATTAAACGGATCTCACCATTATTGAATTATCCCACATCTTATGTTTTAGATTACAACAATCCGACAGAAGTTGAAAGTAGAATTACTGCTGAGGGCTATGTTGCTGGTAAACCATTTTATGATGAGCCTCAAATAACTTCATCGGCGTTTACCTATATTGATTCAAATGGAGTTGCTTGGCCACAGTCATTTATCCGCGATGACAACTTTGGAACTCTTGTTGTTTATACATCTATCAATAATGTGTTTACAATTTTAAATCCAAACTTAGGAACAGTTGATTATACAACAGGTGTGTTGACAATTTCTAATTTCCAAACATCATATTATGATCAATATATCTCGATCTATATGGAACCAGCTACGAAAGATATTCTTGTCAATCGAGATAAAATCCTTTTAATTGATCTTGCTGACGTCACAGTTAGCGTAATTCCTACTCAAAAGTAATTAAATGCAGTTTAATATTAAAAAGACAATATCGAATTTTGTAGAAAGCCAGTTCCCTCAGTTTTATCTTTCTGAGGGTCCAAACTTCGTATTGTTTGTTCAGGCTTATTACGAATGGTTAGAATCTGAAGGTCAAGCTATTCAACAGGCTCGCAGTCTGTTTGATCTTAGAGATATTGATAATACGCTTACAGCTTTTCTCGAGCATTTTCAAACGAAATATCTTTATGGTATTCCGTTCAACGTTATTATTAACAAACGATTCCTTTTAAAACATATTCTAGATGTTTATCGTTCAAAAGGTTCTATCGGTTGTTATAAACTTCTATTCAAACTCATATACAATCAAGACGTTGAGATATATCTTCCAGGTGAGGATATCTTAAAGCCATCTGATGGTACATGGGTTCAACCAAAATACGTTGAAGTAACCAATGTTCCAAATTTGGGAAGCTACGTTGGTCAAACTGTTGTTGGTGCCACATCAAATACGACAGCTATTATTGAAAGTTATATAACAGAACCAATCAATCAAAACATTATCGCTACTCTTTATTTGTCAAATGTATTACCCAAAGGCGGCTCTTTTGCTGAAGGCGAAAAAATTGTAACAAAAGGACAATTATCAAACAGCGCTGCAGTGATAGCAGCACCAACTATTCTTGGCTCTCTTGATCATTTACAAATTATCAATGGTGGTCAAGGATTTGCTGTTGGTGACATTATCAAAATTGCTCATCGTAGTTTATCAAACAATTCTGTTATTTCTAATGGTGTTGAAGGTAAGCTCCGTGTTACTGGTATCTCGAGAGGTAATGGTCAGTTATCTTTTGATATTATTGGTGGTGGTTTTGGGTATACTGCAAACGCAGATGTTTATCTTTATAGAGGTTTATTAGATACAACTGGTTCTGGTGCATCTTTCTCTATCGGTAGCTTATCCTATAATAAATCAATTCAATATAATACCGACCTTATTGTCGATTATGCCAATGTAACAATCGG